TATGACTCCTACTACATAACCAACTACTTCATCTTTGTCGTTAATTGAAACCCATGAATCGGTGAAATGGTGACAAACATTCTTCCAGAAGTATTCACTCCAGACATTGTTGTCAAAGTGTGATGAGTGTTGAATATCATGACATGCCTGCATGTCCTCTAGTTTCAACTTCCGAATACGATACACGCTTTTCCTATTTTGTTTCTTCTGACGATTTCGTTTTTAACTTTTTGTCTGAGTTTAGGTTTCACTGGTTTATTATATGCTTCAATTAACTCAGCATTTGATTTACACTTCATATAATCGTGAACTATAGTTGTCTTCTTAGTTGCACGGTCATAGTTTTTTGATGTTGGTCCAAATTTTACTGGCATGATATATCCTCATTATTATTATTATTTTATTTTTTGACACCTCTTTTCTGCTCTGTGAGTCACATTTACATTATTACCGATAACAATTGCCATAAAGGCATTTGTTGACCTGATAGTTCGTTTGTTTAGATTACCATGTCTTCTATCGTATCGAATTGCAGGTGTCAATACTGCAAACTTAGTAAGCGCCATATCACTGACTGATGGTCGTCTACCGAACAATGGGTTTGCTTCTTCAACACAATCATATTGAAGACCACGATAAGTTGTATATACATCAGCAATCTGTAAGAGGACAAATAATGTCCAATCTATAGGTTCAGGTGGGTCAATCAGTTCCCAGCGGTGTGTATATTCGTACCTTTTCGGATTTACCCTTAACAAGGATTCTGTCGACTTCTGCAAATGCTCTTGATGGACAGCATTGATAAGTTCGTTCCGATAACAACAAGTCCACCCCCTCATAATTCCTTGTTTGACCTTCGAGTCTAGCGCCAAGGTTGACGGCATCTCCAATGACGGAATAGTCAAATCTAATTTCTGACCCCATGTTTCCGACAATACATTCTCCTGTGCTAATGCCGATACCGACATTAATAGGAGGCAGATTGAGAGGAGATAATTCTTCATTTAATTCTTTAGTTGCTTCTAATACTTCTAGAGCTGATTTCACTGCAAGGTCGGCGTGGTCTTCACAATCAAGTGGAGCATTCCAAAATGCCATGATACAATCGCCCATATACTTATCTATGGTTCCACGGTTATTTATGATAATTTTAGTTTGCACATCTAAGAACTTGTTTATCAGTTCTACTAGACCTTCGGGGTCATCTTTGTTCTTATACGCCTCGCTTATAGGGGTGAATCCACATATGTCCATGAACATGAATGTCATCTCTTTTCTTTCACCACCTAGTTTAAGTTTACTAGGGTCTTTCTGTAGTTCTTCAACCATCTCAGGAGATAAATATTTCTGGAACTGTTTCTTAATTTGTTCTTTGAGTTGATAAGTTGTATAGTATTGATTGAAAGAAGCATGTCCAAATACTATTAAGGAACTAATTGATGACCAGAAGGTATCGAAAAGAACGAGTTGAGAAGTCCAAACATAGTAGCCCCCACCCAATTGAAGTCCAACAATTCCTAGACTCACTATCGCCGAGAGCGCTGTGGATACATTGTAGACCACAATCAATATTACTAGAAGCACTATCAGAAGAAGAGCAATTTCGAGCAATTCAAGATAGTAGGATTGTTGTATACGAATGTCTTGCAAGACGGTATGGAGAATTGAGGATTGAACTTCGTGGGGATACTTTGCACCCAATGGGGTTGAAATTGGATTATTCAGACCTTCCGCAGTCAGACCATAAACAAGAATCTTATTATTAAGATTAGACTCTGGTAAGTCTGCAAAGGAAACTCTGTCAAATTTATTCCAATAAGATATCATAATATCACTTGTTGGAGTTGTCGAAATGGGAGGTTGTTTGCCCATTCTAATCCACTCTACGCCTAATTCAGGTACAACTCTCGTCTGATACGATTGTTGGTCAGTCCATGCTCTGAGAAACTCTAATGCGATTGAAGGATATATTTGTTCATTAGCAGATACTAATAAAGGTGCTGAACGAATTGTGTTATCGAAGTTGGCAGTTCCCATAATCGATGGCGTAGCACTTGTAATTCCGACACCATAGGTGTTCAACTGTAGTATCTCAATTGGTGTTGCGATTCCAGGATAACCCCATATACTATCAGCAATATCACCCCCACCAAAAGTTGTAGTCGGCACATAAGGTGCCTGACCTGTTTGTTTTTGTGTAGTAGGTTGTGAACCTAATATTGTTAGTCGATTGACTAATGCTTCAGCGAACTCATCATCTCCACCGAATCTATCAGGTTCACTAAACACCATTGTAAAGATGTGAGTGTTTGTTGGGTCTGTTTCCCATAATACATCTGCGTATACATTTCTAGGGAAAGGAAACTGACCGTGTTTCTCTAGTGACTTCTCATCTATGTCAACTAGAACTATGTTGTCTACTAAGACTTCTTCTTTTTGTTGATGTAGAAAATCAAACCATGACCATGATATGTTTTCTATGAAGTAAGGATTCCAAACTTTCAATCCAACTAGGAGACCAATAGTCCCTAGAACCATTTTCCAATTATACATTAATTACCTTGGGTTACTGATACTGTACAACCCCCAACTGTATTACAAGTTTGGGTTAGTGTATATGATTGTGCTGTTGTGCCTGTTTGAACTAAGGTGAGATTTGTTCCGTAGGTGCCATCTAATGTAATCGTTGCAGTATGGGCACCAGTTTTTTTCTGAATTGTTGATACTGTATTGTAATCGTTATTGATTGTTCCTGTAAGTGTCTTATCACCATTTTGTAATTGTTTTGAGAAGACATTATTGTAATCACCGTAGATGTTCCAAGTCATACTATGTTCAATAGTATCTGAATCTTGTTTCTGACTTCCTTTGAAGTCATTGTAATCACCGTGAATGTCTAGTCGAACAAAGTTTCCACCAGGCTCCGTTCCGTCATAACTCCAAGTAGGTGTAAGTGAGTTGTTTATTTCGAAACCTTGACCAAAGACAACCTCATTATAGTTGCCCCATATGTGAAACTGAAAGTCGTTTTCATTACAACTTGAAGCAGAACATTTCTGCTTGACTAAGACATCGTTATTATATCCGTCTAAGTCGCCACCCCAATTATAACCTGAACCCCATGCATCAGTATAACCGAAATACATGTTATTACCTTGTTGTAAAAGTTCTATTGTATTGTTTTGATGGTCTGTTGAAAATCGAACCAAGTTGTTAAAACCAATCTGGTCTATTTGTAATTCTAAGTTATCACCACCGTTGACTTGTTCTACATGAACATGATTGTCATCGGCAAAAGAAATCATTGGGGTGATTAACACCCCAAAGATTACTGTTAATTTTTTTAAAATATCCATTGTAAAAGTAATGTGACTATTACACCTTTAATAAAAGCGAACCACATTGCCTGATATTCTGACACTTGTAATCGCTCTATCCATTTATATACCAAGTCTTCATGCCATTCTAATAAGTAATTTATCTTATCCATAGAATTTCCTCCTGGTCTCTTATTTAGTTAGATTGATTGATTATAATCTCGATTGAAGGGTCGCCATTTCCAAATTCTATGACACCTTGATAACCATCGACATTTGTTTCTAATATACCTGCACCACCAGCGGCGACAATTATTTCTATGACACCATTCACATTACGATAGAAGTATAAGTCTCCGTCTTGCACAAAGATATTATATTGTGAATCTTTATTCAATCCTAATGTTGCACCTCTAAGATTGACATCACCCACACCTCCTGCTGATGCTTGAACATCTGCAAGTTTAACTGTAGTTTTTTCTAACTCTTCTACGACATCTAATAAGTCTACGAGAAAGTCGACATCTAATAAATCTATATCTAATTCAGAAAACTCTAAGTCTTCTTCTGTATCTGCGAGAGCATCACCTTCTAGTTCATTGAACTCTAAGAAATCTACATCTAAGATACCTTGGTCATCATACATGTCATCTTGTGCTTGTTCTTCTATTGCTTGTCTGACTTCGTTAGGTGGATTAACAATGAACATGTTGTCAATCATTGAAGTTGTTATGTTGTTTATGATGACTGATTTAGTAGGTGGCGAATCGTATGATGACACCATAGTCGCCTGATACGCTTCAGTAAGCGTTATTGTTCCACCATCGTTAGTCACTTCTATTTCTCCTGATGAATCACCAAACTCATCTGGTAATAATATGACGAGTGACCTTCCTAACTCATCGATGGTTGTTGTGAAATCTGTTCCTTTAATTGATATTTGTGCCGTAGGTGTTGACACTTTGACATTCTTTTTCTTTATCTTGCCACCTTTACCAGATGTGAATCTTGCAGTGCCTTGAACCATTCGTATTGACATACGAGATAAATCTGGATTGGGGTCGTAGTATGCTTCGTCAATATAAGCATATGTGTTCTCAGTCATGTCGAGAACTTCATCATCTAAGAAAACGATTTTCATTCTACCGCTTTCTGTTTTCGCTTCGTCTTTAAGTAAGATATCTTTTCCTACTTCGTTTGTAATTTTTTCTGAATTTCGGGTAAGGAATCCTGAACCGCTTGATTCTCGGATATCACCAATGGGGTTGGCGAATGCAACCCCACTGATTAACAAAGTATTAAGAATCGCTAGATGAATCTTTTTGATTGATTTGAATGATAGCATTTTCTGAATCAACATCAAGTGTTATGATAGCATTTGGTGTAGCACATCCATTGCCTGAAACAGCACATGTACCTGAAATCTGATTGATATCTACATCAGCAGATGAACCGTCTAATGTAAAAGTCAAAGAGTTAGCACCATCATTTTGTAAAGTGTTGATGTTGTTTGATGAACCATCGATGTCTAGGTTCCAAACAATGTCATCTGATTCCCAATCAATGTCAAAGACATTGCTAGTCGAACCTGATTGTAAAACTAAATCGGCGTCTAATCTTTCTGCACTTGCTCCAACTTTACCTTGGTCTATATCAAAAGTGTTTGAACTTCCTGTTATAGCAAAGTTAATGTTAGAACTATCTGATGAACCAGTTGAACCAATGTCCCAATCAAACTCGTTAGAGTCGCCTGTCACATTGAACTTGTAGTAAGAACTATCTGCTTCTAAAGGACCGAACAAGATGTTCTGATTTCCGTTGAAATCTAAATCTAATTCAAGTGTAGAACCAGTTATTGTCATAGCAGTTGAAGAAGATGAGAAATCATTTCCTCCTATTTTGTTTCCAAAACCTACTTGGTCAATATAAAGTTTCAATGTATCACCAACTTGGGTGATTTTTACTTCGTTATCATCAGTGGCTTGTGCGAAAAGGAAATTTGTCGACAATATAGCTACAAGCGAAATCGCTAATAGTTTATTTTTCATTTTCGTTATACCCCTCTATTTTCCAGAAACCTCTATCGTGTCCCTGGTATATTAATTCCAACACGGCAGCTTCTATCGCTGTTCGTGTTGCGTATGTCACTGACTCATTATTACCCACTCCGTCCTCAATTTCTACGAGTTGAGTTCCTTGTTCGATGAACTTAAATACATCGCCTCCAGAACCATAACTCAAAATAGTTTTTCGAGTTTGGACATTTAACAAAACTTCTCCTGTGAGAACACTAACTGCTCTCATGGAGATTGTGACGACATCTTGCTGATATCGTCTTGCGAATCCAATCCCAAGTGTTCTAGCGCCTCGACCACCTGTTTTAATATTGGAATCGTAACCTATTATTCCGCCTTCAATAATCATTCCGGCGAATAGCAAAGGTTGAACACCTTTTGCTTCAGTGTTAGTTGCCTTTGCGTAATCTGTTCTAGCAGAACGAATGATTTGCCTTTCTCTAACTAGGGCGTCTATACCATTTCGTTCAACTACTCTGAACCATGTTCCGTCACCAGCAGTCTTCAATGCATCGATAACCATTTCGACACCACCTTGGGTGACTGCTGTTGAGAAGTCTGCAATACCTTCTCTATTTTTTCTTTGACCTGTTTTGTCTATAAAATTATAAACTGCAACTACAGGTTTTTCTTCAGCGGGTGGCAATTTCATAAGTTCGATGTATGAAGGAAGTTTAACTACTTCTGGACCTTCTACACAAATATATGGCATTGCTTTTTCAAAAACTCTGCCACCTGCTTTAGCATAGTTCCACAAATCGTGGTTGTATTCTTCACCCCACATATCTGGATTACAATCTTGTGGATTATCAGACCATCTAGGTACTGATGCACAACCTTGTAATAAAAGAACTATTGCAAGTAGATACTTAGCCATCGCCGTCACCACCGCCTGTATCGGGGTCTTGACCGAAGTTGCCTGTACCAACTGGTATTTCTATAACTGTTTCTGTTCCATCTTCGCTGACAACTGTTAGTCTGATAACATCTGAACCATCGTCAAGTGTAATCACTTCCCATGTCACACTATTACCTTCTAACATGAATGACCCAAATGAACCTGGATTGTCATTTGAGAACATTGATTCTACTAATTGTTTTGCGAACTGAGCATAGATTCTGCTCTCTAAGTTCCTGATGAATTTGGCAAGAACTGTATTGTCTGCTTCTCTCTCTGCCGCTTTACGAGCTGCTTCTAAGGCGTCTTCAATTGCCTTCTTACGAGAGTGTTCTTGGTTTTCAATGGTAAGATAATGAGCACCTGTACCCACTCCACTGAAACTTGGATTTTTAAATTTATGAACTATATCAGCATTACTTGGTAATGCAATCAATAGACTAAGACTTAGTATTCCTCTTTTTAACATTCTGACTCCTCAATCGTTCTGCTTTACGATATTCTAAAACTGTATTCAGTTTTTGTTGTAATCGTATTTGGTCTTGGTCTAACATTCTCATCTGGTCGATAAGTTTAATTAATGCGACTCTTTGCTTGTCTATTTTCGGTTCAAGCTCTTCCGTGACATACTTCCATATGAAATATATGAAGTACCCCATTCCTAAACTCATAACAAAAGGGAATCCAAAATCATTAACTACATTGACAATCTCCTGGACTATTGATACTTCTTCCATGATTAATCTCGTCTAGCATCAATTCCACCATCTTCGATAAAATTTTCTGCTCTTGCGACTCGTTCTAAATCTGGTGCAAGTTCTAATGCTTGAGATATTAGTAAGTCAATTTTAATGATTTCGTTGTTCATCGCTCTACATCTATCTTCTAACATCGAAGACATACCTGTAAGCGTGTCCACATCATCTGCTACACCTTCTAAGATGTATTTCAAGGTAAGGAAGATAAAGAAAGCCATCACAATTGCACCTGCAATTGGGATACCGACTTCTTCAACTAACAATAACAAATCTTCCATACACGATTATTTATGCTTTTCGTTTCGTCTGCCCACAAAAAAAGGGACCCTAAAGTCCCTTTTTGACTGATTGAAAATCAGATTTATTTCAACTGTGAGTGTATCTCGTTGATAACTTGTGCTTTGGTGCCACTCTTCTTAATTTTCAGAGATTGTCTTTCCGCCAAATCAAATAATTGATTCTTTGTAAGTTTTTTCAACTCTGCTTTAGAAGTGATACCATTGTTATTTGCATCGGCAACAACTGGCGTTGATACTGGTGCAGGTGTTGGCACTGAGGAAGAACTTGCGTTCCCTTTGCCTCTGTTTACAAAAGCGTAAACAACAACAAACACTACTACTATTGCAATAAAGTATTCCATAATATTTACCTCACTAATTATGTAAGTCTAGTATATCAGATACTTACTTCTTTAACAAGGGGTTTTTATCTTTTGCTTTACCAATAGCGAGTGCTAGCACTTCTAGGTATGTATAGACCTTAGCCCATAGTTTGTCATCTTTAGGTGTAGGTGTCAAAGCGACAATTACACTACAGATTGAAATGACTATAGGGATAATCATTAATAGGTTCCATATACCCATGATAAAGTCAATAATTCCTGAGAACATATGTTCCTCCTTTCTTGGTTATATTAACTAAGGTATTTATAAGGTAATGTTAGTTATTTGACCCTATTGAGTATTTTTGTGTAAGTTTCCATTCAGTCTTTTCTTTGAAAGGAATGACCTTTATTTGACTCAGAGGTGCTCTAGGTTCAACGATTTGAGAGTTGTTGACTACTGATATCAAGTTCCATTGTTTCAATAAATCGATGATAGTGTTTCTTCTACCCATATCTGATTCATCAAAATTAGTTTGTTTACCATCTAACTTGAATAGTTCTTTGAAGTGAACGATATAGTACTTACCTTTTTTGTGTAGAATATGGCAAGATTGAAATAACTCTTTATCTTTTCTTGATGCCACACCAATACGAGATAAGGTTTCCCTTATCTTTAAGAAGTCGTCTTTTTCTGGAAATGTTATTTCGACTAATTCTTGTACAAGTTTATCTTCTTCCATTATTCTTTCCACCGGTTTTCATACTATCTTTCAAGTCGTTATATTGCTTATCAGTCAATAACTCTAGGTACTCCTTTGCTTTTTGAGTAGAAACGCCGAAGTATTCTTTGATAGCATCTAATTTCTTACTTTCGTAAGGTTTTTGCCATTTCGAAAATCGTTTTCGTTTTCTAAGAGTATTTATGAAAAACAAGTATTGAAGACGGTTGTCCGAACCATGTCGAACATTCATCTCGTTTACTAGAAAGACAGCATCTTGATGGTAAGATAATGCCTTGTTTATTAAGAATGGTTGATATGCTTTCTCTTCGATATCATCAACCATGATATCTTTTTTGTCGTAAGAGACCGACGCTACGAAATCAAATGGATTTCTTTTACCCATTGATTAAAATCTGTGAAGGTGATGGTGTCGCTGTTCTTGTATAAGCATCAATGAGTTCATCTCCTTTAAGTACTTCGCCAAAGTGAACTATTGAACCATCTTCTAATGTTCTTTCGATAAGACCACTGTTGAATTGTCTATCAACAACACCCTTACCATCTTCTGTATCTTGTGGTCTATCATCATACCACATACTGTTTAAACTATGAGCATGTAAACTTCGAACTTCTTGTGCCCATTCTTCTGCTTCTAAAAGAAGTCTTTGTCGTTCTACTTTATCTTTATACTGACCCATTATGTATTATCTCCGTCTTGATATTTAACCCTTGACTTGTCAAACAATCTATTTGCTTGTCTTTGAAAAGACTTTTCAATTTGTTTGTCAAACCACCTTCTAAACCATTGTCTGAGTTTACCCATTATAGTTTTATTCTTTGTTGTAGTACAGCAATTTCTTCTTGCTGTCTTTTGTTGGGTTCTTTAACTTTAAGTAATCTATCAAGAGCACCTTGTCTTCTTGCTTTAATGTTCTTCTTTTTAATCATTTGAATTTACACTCCGACATAATTTCTGTTAAACATGCAACGAAATTGATTTCTGAATCCATTGCAAAAGCAGACTTGTATTGATAGTCTGCAATGAATAACACAGCGGCAGGTATAGAACTTGGTTCAAGTCTTTGTTCTAATGCATTGAATACTTTTCTGTAAAGTGTATTCAAATCATTATCTGAATTCTGACCCACCCATTTTCTCATACCAGACCAATCTTTAGACGCCAGCATATCAATCAATGGTGTAAGTTTTTCTTCTGAAAGTGTCGCTAATAGACCACTATCGATTACACCAGAGGCACCATATCGCTGTACTTCGTTGATACATCGTCTGAAATCTGGAAAGAATTTCAATATCAGTTCTACTAATA